ACCTCTCTGAAGGTAATCAATATACCCTGATCAACATTGATCTGAACAAACTGTTCTTTCTGCGTATAGATAGTGTTCTTTTCTACTATCGGTGCAGCAATAAACACTGCACCAGAAATCATCAGCCCATGTGTGCGTTCATGATTCAACATCACGAACCATGTTGTGTTGTCTGGCAAAGCAAACTTGCGTTTCCTGTTAGAGAAATGCACTGTGTCAAATGGAAACTCTCTGCCCTTCCAGTTGTGTTTCACTTCAACTTCAAACTCGTAAGAAATGCCTTTGCGTACTCCTTGAACATCAATACCGAACTGATCAGGGTTCACCCACGCCATAAAACCTTTAGATTCAAGCCAATCAATCACCTGATGCTTGGCGTTATCGTCATCCTCATAGTGCTTCTGGTCAAACACTTTGCTCATAGCAGCGCACACAACTCTGCGAACTCATCCAAAGTCATCAACACGATCCCATCAGAAGTACCATCAGGCATAGCAATCATGGCGAACGGTCTGATGTCTCCCAATGCTTTCGCTTCATCTGATTGACCTTTGGCTTGATAGAATCGTGTAGCAATCGGGCTTACCTGTGCGCCAGCCTTCACCTCAACACGGAACATACCTCCCCAATGTTCTTCGTGGCGTGTACCAGCATTACCTGTAGCCGCCAAACCCAATTTGCGTCTAGCAACACGGGCTTTGTTATCGCCTTTGGTGCGGTTTCGTTTGCCTCTAGCAGCAGGATCATTGCAACCTTTGATTCGCCTCCTACCATCACGAGCAGGTTTCAGCATCAACCCAAACTTTGGGCATCCTTCAGCGTTGCATTTATCTTGATTGCCTTGACACTCACCCTTTCGTTCATCCATCAAACTAATTCTTTCTCTAACGCAAACCAGTCATGCCAAAGTTGTGACGGGTGCATACCAAGTTTCACTGCATAACGATCAGCAGCCCACTCCGATATTTGTATGTCTGAATTGATCCAATGGTAAACAGTTCTGCGATCCATTTCCAAAGCAGAAGCCATCACAGATATCTGTGTACCGTTATTGAACGCACTACAAATGTTCACTGCAGGAAAGAAACGCACTCTCCTCTTTCTACTCATGATCAACCAACCCATCTACTAACAAAGATAACTGATGAACTTGTTGCCTCAAAGCTTGAACATCGGCAAACAACTTTTCTGCTAACTCAGCAAAACTATGTTGGATTACTTCTGTACCAACCAGATCAGTTCGTTCTAAATGAATATGTTCATTCATCATCTTCTACTCCTCTATCTCCACACAACGGGTTCTCAGGTATCGGCTGCGCACACAAACAACGGTATGCGCTTTGACCTATCGCAATCATTTTGCTTTCTTCCTTTCGTCACGCAATACACGGCGTTCTGTTGGTGTGTAACCACCAAACAAACCCCATCTATCATCGTGTTCCTCTAAGTTGATAACCAGTCCTAAACATTCATCCTTAACAATGCAACTAAAACAAAACTGTTTCGCAACATCCCAACGATCATCAGTCAAAGTGTGATGTGGAAAGAACAATGCCATCGGTTGATTCAAACAGGCAGCATCCTCTCGCCAATGATCACGCTTCATTTTCACCTATCCAAGCATTGTATGCGTACAAGGCTTCACTCAACTGTGTAATAGAAAGACGATCTGTGCCATCAGACCTGACCACATCACGGGCTGCTGTAGCCAAATCTGTAAGCACAATGATCATCTTGTGTCGTAACGAATCCATTTCTTCAAATGGCATAATCACATCTCCATCAAATGTTTAATCAACGCAGAACCCTCTTTAGTTGTCAGTTGTGCCAAACCATTTTTGTTAAACAGTTCTTTGATCACTGGCAGAACATCACCATCCAACTTTTCTTTTCCAAGTTTGCTTACCAAACCTTTCTGCTTATCGCTGATCAAACCACCCGAAGTGATTGGGCGCACATCAGCAACAACAGTTGTCGCATTAAAGATTTCAGCAACCTCATCTAAAGAAACAACACGATCATCCACGAACTCTTGAACAACTTTCGGTGATGGCACACCCTTCGCAGGGTGATTCGGTACATACTTCTTTGCTTCGTCTGCACGCTGCGCTGTAGGCAAAGTGGTGATTGTTGTGTTGTCTGACCAGTCCTGCTTTGACCACAGGCTTAGTGCAATACCAAACCGCATAGAAGCATTGCGCAAGAAGTCACCAATCAGTTCTTTATCCATATCAGGTTTGTCTGAACGAACCGAACCAACACCGAGCAGCGATTTGCCTAGAAGTGTCAGTGTTGCCCACATCGTTGCAGTGCCGTTTTCAATATGGATAGCAGGTCTGCCGTTATCCCAAGCAACAGGCTGCCAACTCCATGACGGATCAATTTCAATCAAGATGCGTGTTATGTCAGCGTGCGAAACATACGCAAGATTGATTCCGTTGCGTGGAATCGTGCCAACAATCTTTGGATCAGGAACAGCGTACTGCTCTAAGACTGCACGAAGCAGTTGGGTGTTTAGTTCTTCCATTACTTTGCCTTCTTTCTGTGTGTTCTCATCACACGGTATGGGTTTCCTTGCTTTGTATATTCCTGAATTAACTCAGGATGTTCTTGCTTCAATCGTGCAGCATCAAACGATTCTTTCCCTGCTTGCTGCTTCCACGAAACTATTTGCTGACCATCAACTAAACCGATCTCGTTGCCCAACATCATCTGTGCAATCGCATCCTTCGCTTTGGTTTCCAACTCTGAAGCCTGCTTGGATAACGCTCTTGCTTCCTCCAACTGTGCAACCCAATCCAACACCGTTGCATCAAGTTCAACTGCCGTAGGTTCAATACGCCAGATGCGTGCAATGTCATCAGCACTAAAGTTGTTGATCTCATCCATAGGTGGCGTATTGTTATCAACCCAATTACCGAACAACTCTGTTTCGGTGAGCAGTGTGTCAATCGCTAACGGGTTGTCAGGCAACTCAACACAACTGATGCGTAGATCACGGTCAAGTACAACGAACCACACTGGCACTTCCAGTACTGCTTGCTGCGCCCATCCTTGCCACAACCATTCAGCAGGCAAATCTGATGCTTCATAGATGCTGTAACGAGTAGTTGTCTTTGCTTCCACCACAACCGTTGGTGACTGTTCGTTATCTACACCGTCAAGGCTGATTGATAAACGCCCATCACGGTAGATCACTTCAGGTGTGATGATGTTTGTGCCAAGTTGCTTTGATGCCCTAGCAATCAACGCAGGTTCAAGATCGTTGCCACGATCAAACACGGCGTTAGATGCCTGCTCTACTGGTTCGTTTGTTTTGTCTGCGAACAGGGCTGCACGAGATTTGTACGGTGACACACCCATCAACGCAGGCACATCGGAAGCACCGAATACGCACCTGCCTTGCTCATCTTTCCAGCGTGCCAGCAACCATTCTTTGCTGCCATGTTTCTGTTTAGGTATTACTTGCATTGCTCTCTCCTCTGTTAGTTGTTTGAATACATCTTTACGCAAGGGTGTAACACAGTTACTTTGATGCAGCCCTGTCTGCTTTCGGATCACGAACCTCCCACACACCACGCTTCAGTTTGCGGAACAGATCAACTCTGTCACCAATGAACTTGCGAACCGTAGGCGCAGACAACCCTGACACTTCCACCAACACAGGTATTGTCACTTCCTCAAATACATTCTTCGCACACCAGTCCAGAATGTCACCGTATAAATCTGCTCTGGTCACGCTGTCAGGTGAGCGATGCGCTATCGCAAGCATCCTTCCAATCTCGCTGGTTGGTACTTGCTGTCTGATTTGATATGGAATGTGCGCACACCAAAGCGGTCTGCCATGTGTTGCGATTGCTTCAGCAACTTGCTCTGCAGCGTTCATGATGCTTCGCCCTCCTGCATCTCTTGCAAGATTCTTGCACTCACACCAAGCGATGAAATCAAACACTCAATTCCAAGATACACACTTTCAACTCTGTCAAAGTCTTTGTTGTCCAGATGGAATGATGCAAGTCTTAGAAGCCTGCGAACTTCAGTGTGCATTGCCTTTAATGACTTTTCACTATCCAAAACTTTGTCGTATTCCCTTTCCATCACTTGACCTCCTTTGTGATTACTGCAAAGCGAAATGCTGGATTGATCTGTAATGCTTTTTCATTCAGCGCATCGCACTCCAACTTGGCTGCAACGAAATCATTGAAGGCAAAAACCTTGATTGTTTTTGTACCAATTTGATTATGTCTGCGCACCAAATAATGTTTGAACTTGGTTGCTGTTTCCATTTCATTCCCTCCTCAGGGTTCGTATGGGGTTTTCCCCATAGATGAATCATACACAAATAGCAGCCCACCACCAAATCATTCAAACCCTATGCCAGTAAGGGTTTCAGGGGAACAGCCCCACCCCGTAAACAGGGCAGGGCTGCTCAACCCATATCACACGGCGGAGAAGGAGAACACCGTGTAACAACGAAACCCTACAGATCAACTCGCAGCAAGTCCACCAACACCTAAC